CAGAGAGAGGATTCCATCTGTAGTCTAAAAGGAGAGGGGATGGCGATATTTTGTCAGAAGCGCGGCTTGCTGTCAGTCACCAATAGCGCTTTATGCTCAAAAGGCAGGCATACGGCGGAAAAGCCATTGACTCGTAAGGTGCTCACCGTATAATTCTTCGCGTTTCGCACCGCCTTGTTTTTTGTAAAGGGTTTTGAATGCGGAATGCCTTTCAGGCGCCCTTAGCTCAGTCGGATAGAGCAACGGCCTTCTAAGCCGTGGGTCGCAGGTTCGAATCCTGCAGGGCGCGCCATTTGTTTTCAGGCACTTACGCTTCTTTAAATTCCTCCTGATTTTCATAGTGGGACATATTTGGGACACAAACCCCCAAAATTGAGTCAATTTGCCGCGCATGTTCGGTTAAATGGTTGGGTGCCAGATGCGCATAACGCCGCACCATTTCAATAGACTCCCATCCTCCCATTTCCTGCAGGACAGACAACGGGACTCCGGACTGGATCAGCCAACTGGCCCACGTGTGTCTCAGGTCGTGAAACCTGAAATCCTCTATCCCTGCACGACGACAGGCTGCATTCCATGCACGTCCGTCATCAACACGCATTTTCCTTACTTCTGGTGTTTTTGTTCCGTCCGGCCGGTTGCCTGATTTAAGGTGGACAAAAACCCATTTATTGTGGTTGCCTATCTGCTCCCTGAGCACCCTGCAGGCCGTATCGTTCAGCGCCACCCCAATGGCTCTGTTGGATTTGCTGTCCTCAGGATTTACCCAGGCAACACGACGCTGCATGTCGATTTGTTGCCATTCCAGATTGATGATGTTCGAACGCCTTAGACCGGTTGCCAGCGCAAACCTGACGACCGATTTAAGGGGTTCCGGGCATTCATCAATCAGCCTTTTTGCCTCTTCCACTTCTAGCCACCGGACGCGCTTATTCCTTACCTGAGGGATTTTGATAACCGGCGCTTTCTCCAGCCACTTCCATTCCCTTTCTGCAGCACGAAGGATCGCCTTCATCAGCGCCAGATGTTTTGCTTTGGTTGACGTGGTTACCTGTGTCGCCTGGTATTCCGGTGCCGGCACTCCATTCCGTTGCGCTGCAGCCGCTTTTGCTTTCCATATCTCCAGTTGCTTCCTGTTGCTCATCCGACTGACTGCAGAGTAAATTTTTTGCTCAGTGATATCCTTTAACCGAACTCCTTCAAAGTGCGCCAGCCAGAACGCCATCCGGCCACGATCATCCTTGAGAGACTTCTTCTCTGCTTTTTCTTCCAGCCAGCGCATGCAGGCATCATCAAACGTTACGTCCGGGAAATCCCCAAGCCGCTCTACTCGCCACAGTTCAGCTTTGCGCTTGTCATGTAGCTCATTAGCGAGCCGCTTGTCGGAAGTCCCAAGGCTTTCCTTAATTCGCTTCCCGCCCGGGAGCGAGTACGAGGCGTACCATATTTCACCTCTGCGGAAGATGGACATTTTCGATCCTCTTTATGTTCATCACCCGCGCTCACGGCAACAGTATGCAGCGGCGAGTTGAGGGCCGCAATGCAAGCCTGGCGAGTAGTGAGGTAGGGGGATTTTGGTTTTGCGGGGTCTTTGCGGGTGGCCTGCAGTCTTCCTGACTTGATCCAGTTTGTTGCAGTAGGTCTGGATATGCCGAGCATGGCGCAGGCCTCATCTAATGTGAGGCTGTATGACTCCATTGGTTATCTCCAGGCAATAAAAAAGCCGCTGGTCTGCGGCTATTTGAGTTGGATGTGGGGGATTTTCCCGGCTGCTATGGCGTCGTATAACTGCTCAATCGCGTGAATAACATCAGTCTTGTTATAATTGGTAACGACCTTGCGCATTTCGTCAATTACCTTATCGCGTTCTGAGCGAATGGGGCGGAAGGTTACGTCACCCTTAATTCCGGTTAACTCCACGCCGTAACAATCACGATACACAACAAACGAGCTTCCAACATAATCGACAGTGCATTCTGTCCATTCATTAATAGTTAAAGACCTCTTCATGTACTCACAAACAGTCCCCTCCGGCGGCATCCCTTCGCCATTCCACTGAGGCTGACTGGCGGCCAGTGCGGACTCATATTCTTCACGAGTGACTTCTGCTAATTCCCAATCTTCTGCCAGATAAAATTTCCAGAGAGGAGTCCCGCCGCCGGCCAAATAGACAGCGCCGCTACTCCCTTGTACTAAAGCGTGGCAACATTCCGGCCACCCACCACGCTTCGGCAATTCCTGCACCAGTAAATCAATCAGTTTCACGTCATTTCCTCCAGGCAAAAAGAAACCCGCATTGCGCGGGCTGTATTCGTTGCTGATTCAGGCATCACTCACCGACCGGACTTGCGACGTCGATTGAGTAAAATAACCATTACCATTGCGCGATGCTGGCGCATTCCTTGTGACATCATTCAGCCTCCTGCTGCGGTGCGGCTGCGAGCATGGCGCGATAACCCTTTTGTATGCCTCCTGATTGAACCCCCTCAACATGCGCATCAATCATCGCCTGAGTCGGCTTAACCGGCACCAGTGCGTAACCATCAGGGATTGCCGGAGATTTGCCAGATGCGATTGCGGCGCGGCAGTCATCAAGCGCCCGGTTGTACCACTCAGCGCAGCCGCCACCGACGCGACGTCCCTTGTACATCCACCATCCGTCCGCGTCGTTACGCGTAATGGGCTCAGGCAACACGGGCTGGCTTACCTGTTCGGCATTGCCGGACAACTGCTCTGCCTGTACTGCTGGCGCTGCGAGCATGGCGGCGCGGCAATGCCTACACTCCTTTACCTCGATTCCCATACTTGGCCCGTGGTCAACTTCTACGAATCCACCGCCATCACACCATGGGCATTCCTTGCGGATTTTTAATTCAGGCACGCTCGTAACTTGCGGGGCTGCGTAGAGTGGGATTAATGTTCCCACCGTTTTTGTCACGGCATCCGGGAGGGACAAGTATGCAGGCGTGGATATGATGTCAGTATCTGCCAGGTCATCCTTCATTACCCACGCCACAGGCTCAGCGGCGGCGCGGTACTGCTTTATCTCTGTGGCCAGCGCCTTGACAATTGCGGGCGTGGCGTAGCGGTCGTTCAGGTCGTCCCACAGTTGGCACATTTTAGCGCTATCGTTTTTGTGGACATCTTCGTTAGTGCCTGCCAGCGCTGTAATAACCTCGTCAGCAGCTTCAATAATTTTATCGAGTGTTTCCGGTGATACGCGTTCGTTGATTGTCATTGATGTTGCCTCAGCCTAAAGTGATGTGAACGAAAGAGAACAACCAGAGGATGAATTCGATCACGCACCAACCGGCTAGAGCGCAGACGAGTGCGAAAATAATAATTGCTGTGTTAAAATCGCCGGAACTAAACATATCCCTCACCCCTCCACCGTTACGCCGCTATCCGGCTGGTATTTTTCGAACCAGAACACAACCGGCGACGGCGTCACCTGAATCTGACCAAACCGTTCCGCTGTGCGGAAATTTACGCTGTACTGCCGCGCCCGTTCTGCCTGTGCTGCTATCTGCTCGCGGAATAACTCAACGCTGTACGTCGCTTTGAGCAGGTTGCATGGAGCACATGCTGGAACCAGATTTCCCAGAGCGTCGTTTTCTGGCCGCCAGTATTCCCCGGTCGCTACTGCTCTCCGGGTTCCGTTTGCGCGGCGTGGCCCGAATTCCCACTTCCGTAAAGCCGCTTCTACGTGGTCTGCATGCCAGCCAGTTTCCGGTAGTTCGCAACCGCAGTAAGCACAGCGACCGCCGAACTTCATACGCAACTCTGCGCGCTGTTTTTTAGTGAGCGCCATCGTTATCCCTCCACCGTTAAATTGATGCCAGCCGCCGCGCAGGCAGACTCAACATCGCGGCGACGGAAATAGCAGCCGTCGATATCAGGTTGCATACTCGCATCGTTTAGAGAGCAATTTCCGTCAGTCTCGCCAGTCAGGTCATATGCGGTAGGCAACTTCACAGTGACCGTTCGCGCTTCCGATTCCAGCGGAGGCAGGTCAGGCGTAGTGACGCCAAACAGCGCAGCCAGGGCGCGATAGTTTTGCTCTGAGTGGTAGCGGCCTTTGCAGCGAACCAGTTTTTCGGCGGCGGAAGATATCGCTTCCCGTTCAGCGATGCGCTTATCCTTCTGCTCCAGTTCATCAAGAAGCGCCAACGCCATGGCAGGGTGGAAAGCGGCGATGAATTCAGCATTAGGGCTTTCCGTGCCGATGATTTCGCAGTTGCAGATATGATCGAGGAAAGTAACGCCCTCAACCTCGTAATCGGCAGTAGTAACCTCTCCGCACGTTTCCACCCATGGGCCCGGAGTAGCGTTATTTGCAATTTTGCGCAGTTGCGCCAGTTGTTCTGCTGTAAGTGTCATTTCACACCGCCTTTACCCGGCTTATGAGTTAACTGGTTGATGTAGCGCTGCAACTGGTTCCAGATACCAACGTGTACGTTGTAGGCATCAACGCAGATATTGTGAATATCCACATCCTTCATTCCCTTTTGTCCGACCATGCCGACTTCGCTAAGCTCTAGCATTTTTGATGCGCTAACACGCTGGGCTTTCCGCATACGATTGACTATTTTTCGGTAGCTCATACCTGACTCCCGCGAAGCTGTGCGGCGATTTCTCCCAGCAAGCTATCTGCAAACGAACGATTGAAGTCGCCATCAGGCGCATCAGTCATGAACTCAGTGGATGTGAGAATCATTCGGGCAATATCAGCGGCGTTTTTTGCAGTGTCATTGATAAAACCCGCATCCCATGCAGCCAGCATTCTGTTAGCCACAAAGTAAGCGCCTTCTTTTCGTGCTGCCGCCCGCTGTTCGTTCACCCATGCGTCCGTTGCGGGGGTTTCACTGTTATGCAAGGCATCGTTGATAATCATCGCAGCGACGCCAGCTTGTCCGGTGTCCATTACGGATACGTGCTCCATGGTTACTTCCATGGCATGTTTCAGCGCCGCATTCTCAGCGCATACATCGTTTAACTTCGCCGCCAGCGCCTCACTACGCGCACTCTGCACGTCCAGCGCCGATGCAAGCTCGGTCACCATCTTCGCAATCGTGATGATCGGCGTGTCATCACTCATAGCCGCCGCAAATTCGTGTCCAACACGAACCAGGTGCTTATTGTTATCTGTCATTTCCGCGCTCCTTTAATCATCAGGCTGATGTAGCGGTTATCATCCGGGCCGGGAAAACTGTGGCGTTTGAGCAACTCATTGCGGTCTGGCATAGGCTTTACTCTGTGGCGGGCTACTAATTCGTTAGGGGATATATCAGGGTTGTAGGATTGACCAATCATGATGAGTAACCTTCTTTAAGCCGGTAAACGACGCCTCCAAGCGCCCCGTCTCCCCATGGCTCCTTATCCAGTTGGTCCATGATGGCCTTGAGTGTTACCGGGTGGATGATGTGATACTGGTATTCCAGAAGCGTTGACCAGCCTGCGTAATAGGGGGCTATTTCGTTCAGAGACATCTCGTAAATACCGGAGCCGGATGCCACGTCCGTAAGGTCACCCATCCATCTCCATGACTCTGTAATATGGTTGCGGCTATCCCGCCGTAGGCAGGCTAATACCTGCTGAGGTGTGAGCATTTTTGACTCCGGTTATTTATTTAGACTGCGTGTATAGCGTGGCGAGGGAAGGGGAGTCCGACAGGTGCAAATGGGATGTCATCATCGAAATCCATAGGCGGCTCGCTGGATTGAGCCGGTCGCTGTTGTTGCCGTGTTTGCTGGCGAGGCGCATCATTGCCGGGAGTGCCGCGCGGTGGCAAATCGATATCCCGCACCAGAATGGTTGGCATCTGCGCCAGTGTACCGTCCTGACGAGTCCATTCCTCAACGAGAAACTCACCTGACACAGTAACCTTCGCGCCTTTCACAATTGCAGCGGACAGCTTCTCAGCCATCGCGCCAAACATTTTGCAGTTCAGCCAGGAGGTTTTTTCGTTGTCTCCAAACCCGGCCTTAGCTGGCAGGGAGAAAGAGGCAATATGTTTTCCATTTGGTGTGACGCGGAGCGCCGCGTCTTTACCAACGTTGCCGGATATAGTGATTGTATTAATTGCCATTTATGCCGCCTGAGTTTGTTGTTGAAGTTCTTTGCCGCGAGTACGGTAGGTTTCCTGCGCCCGGGCCTCATGTTCTTTTGAGTTGCCGAGTTTGGGCCATACATCCTTGTAAGCCGCCTGAAGCTCAGCCACCGACTGCGCAAGCGCCGCTTTGTCACCAAAATCTTTCAGCGCATCCTCAGCGGCCTGCGGAGTCACCTGATGAACCTCTGCGTCAGCATCAATTGCCGTTTCTTCAGTGGGAATGCAGAACGCCTGAAATGCTGCGTATTTGTATGCGATAGACATGGCCTTGTTCGTTGCCTTGTCACCGCTGTCCATCGCTTCACCGTAGGTGGTTACGGTGTGAATGCTGCCGTCTTCCGTGCTGACAAAGTCAAAGTCCCCGCGCACGGTTATATAAAAAAGCGCTCCGCCGTTCTTGCTGGTTCGTTCGACGCTGGTTCGTTCGGTATATCGGGGGAGGATGAGGAGCTTATTCTTAACCAGTTCAGGGGCCAGAGCGTTGTAAATGTCATCTATTCCCCGGAATGCATAGTTTACCTGGCTCCCTTGTTTCTTTTCTTTGCGGATTCCCTGCTCAGCAAGCGCTGAGGCTACCCCGCTAATAGCTGCATAAACTTTTTTTCCTTCCATTTTTCACCTCAGAATGGCATTTCATCGCCAAGGAAATCGCACTTGTTAATCCGCTCAACGCGGGCCATATCCAGACAGTGGCGCTTCATTTGTCTATTGCCATCCTTGCGCCAGTAAAGAGCCTCGATAACGTGGTATTTCCGCTTCAGCCGGCTAAGCTCCGGCGTTCTTGCTGGAGTTACGGGGATCATGATTCCTCCTCTTCTGGCTCAGGTAATTTCTCTGGTGCGTCAAGGTCTTTCATCAGGCGAATGAGCGCATCGTCTGACCAGTCTTTAACAGGCGTATTCATTTCTTTCTCCGGTACCACGGAATATTCACCGCTTTGCGAATTTGCTCGTAGGCCGACATCCACATAACGCCGTCACCCAAATAACGGGCAATAACGGCTTTGTTCTGGGCTGCTTTAAGTGCTGCGTGGTTTATTTGCATAACGACCTCAACTGGCACATTGCGGCGCGGATAAGCTGGCGAACTTTGCGGTGTAATTCAGATTCAGGCGGGTAATAAGCGGACATGACGCCGCTACCCGCGAACTGTAAGTGCATCATGGGGTAGGTTCCTTTGGTTGTGTGATTGCATAACTAAGCCGCCTCGGTGAAGCGACTGAGGTATGAATGCCCCTGAATCGGCAGGGGCGACCGGGCTTAAATCAGATTTATGTCTCTTTTACCCATCGCCTGAAACGATGTGCCTCTGCGCCTGTTGAGCGCCTTAAGCCGGTAGATGTAGCGCCGCACCTTCCGCATGAAGGGCTGCGCTTCGGAGCTGAATCGCGGTTAAGCCAAACCGTTATCAGCAGAGACAGGATGAGCAGTCTTTGCATGCGTCTCCTGTTTAGAGCAGTAGTTATTCCTCGGATGTTTGTTTTCGGTCGGCACCGTTACCTGTTACATATATCCTCCGATGATTTATGCCGCGTCGAAAAGGGTGGCAGCGGCTAGCCATGAAAATCAGTATCGATTGTTTGCATGTGGCTAATGGCTGATTAACCATTACTCAGATGCAAAAAAGAAGCCGCCCATATAGAGCGGCAAATAAACATCAAGGGATGATTTCTCAATCTAACCAGAACAGGTCTTCGTCTCCTGACTGATTACGAGCGATATTGCTCGGTGTATTCACTCAGAAGAATGAATACACAGCGCTTAATCGTTATTTGATATCCCTCACCTCTGTTACGTTGCTAATAAAAAAGGCCGCTAATTTGCGACCTTATTCGGCGATAATCTTTCCGTGCTTCAGGATGCTGTCTATCATCCAGTCGTAACCGCTGAATCCCTTGCTGCCTTTGATAGCCTGATTCTTGGCTTTCACTCCCTCGACAATCCGGACGCTGACATTTGCACCCCAGCCATCACCAAAGTTGTAATAGTGGTTAGCGCCGTCTTTCACGTTTGGATTCCCCTTCGCTGGAAGTTGTCTGTGCTTCACATACTTATCCATCGCACCAGACCATCCGCCATTCCATGAGCCACGGTTAGGCATCGACAGTTCGAAAATTGCATATTGGGTCATTCCATTACCTCGCTGTAATTGGCTATTAAAAAGGCCGCCTATTTAGCAGCCTTGTTCAATTTCTTCATCACACGCCTGTGGTTGCGTGAACTTTTATTCCTCAGCCCACTCCATACATGCATGAGCAAATCCCGCTGCTTACCGTTGTCGTTCATGGTGACCTCAAATAAGTGGCTTGCTGGATAACTTCATCTTCTGCACCGCATGGATTTTGTTACCGAACGGGTTAGCGTCACGGTAATAGGTGCGGTTCTGTTTAATTGTTATTTCCTGCTCTGGCTTTTCCCGTACTGCAATAAGCGAAGTTGCTTTCAGTACACGGTTAGAACAGTCTTCTGACAGACGTGAGAATGCACGGTCTATACGTTTGCAGTACTCTTTGCGCTCGCGGTGCTCAGCGGCGCGTTTAGCCTTGTAACGCTGTCTTGAGTTCATCTGGTTGTCCTCAGTAAGTGCTTGGGCGGTGACGCGCCGGTTGCTTATCCTCACGGTTGCCGTCTGGCGGCTGCATTTCACATCACCCCGAAGCACTTTCTTCGGTCTCCCCGCATCAGGGAGAAATCATCTTGTTAAAGAGCCAGCAACTCAGTTCCTTGTTGCGTCTCAGCGTCCTGCTGATGGCTTAAAATTACAAGAAAGATTGTATGTTGTAAACAAGAAATATTGTAATTTGAAGCGAAAAAAACAAACTCCATTGTTTTATAACGGAAAATAGTTTGTTTTTATTTTGGAGTGAGGTCGGATGGGTTTAATTGGTGCAGGTTCCGATGATGTTACCAACAAAAGCTTTGGTTGATGTCAGTTGTTGCATGGCTGGTATGTTCATGACTTTTGAATAAAGCACTTTTTTGTCTGTTGTAATAGACCACGTTTCAACGGTTATACCGCCATTAGCCTGATACACCCCAGCAAGAGTGTTGTCAGAAAGCGATGCATATTGCATGTCATGGATGTAACCTGTTGAAACATTGACTATTGAGGCCTTTGTTCCATCAATCGAAATTCGGAAAACGGAGTCCGTAAACGCATCATCTATAAACTTATAATTATCGCCGCTCATGGACGCGCTACCATGGAAATTAGATGCTAACCAGCAGCCGGCGAACGAGGTATTTGTGAGGCAAATCAGTACTAAAAAGGTGGAAAATCTAATCATACAAACCTCACCTTCGCCTCGACCACTACACCGATAATTTTACAGTTCCCGTTGATAGGGATCATCGGCCATGCAGGATTGAGTCCCTTAAGAAAGCTTTGCCCGCCATCAATAACCAGCTTCTTGAACGTGGCTTCATTTGCATCGGTGAGTTTGGCTACGACAAGACTTCCGTTTTTTGCTTCTCGACCTGTGTCGACCAGTACAATATGCCCCTCAGGAATGCTCATGCCTACTGGAGAGGTCATTGAATCGCCCTCAACTCTGAGCCAGAAGCCATCACCAAGCATATGAATGTCGCTTTCGTACCACTCTTCGATCTCTTTAAGGTTATAAGGCTCGCAAGCCTCTGACCATGCACCGGCGCTAACTAAGCTAATCAATGGGTACTTCCCTTTAGGTTCGTTCGGTCCGACATAAGTTATGTTCGAATCTGGCGAACCATTCAATAGCCAATCGACAGTTACCCCGAGAGCTGAAGCGAGTTCCGGCAAAAAACGTGGACGTTTTGTCTTGCCATTCTCCAGCTGTTCGATCGACTGCTGTGACGTCCCAATCTTTTGCGCAAGCTCACCCTGATTCAGGCCAAGCTCAATCCTCTTACTTTTTACCCTGGAAGAAATGCTCATAACTTACCCCTTAAATTTCCCCCAATGGTTACAAGAAAACCTGTAATTGACAAACAAGTTACTTTGTATGAAAATACAAGAAAGTTTGTTGAAGGAGGCGATATGCAAACTCTATCTGAACGCCTCAAAAAGAAACGTATGTCGCTAAAGATGACTCAGACCGAGCTGGCTAACAAAGCAGGCGTTAAACAGCAGTCTATTCAGCTTATCGAAGCTGGAGTAACGAAGCGTCCGCGATTCTTGTTTGAGATTGCGATGGCTCTGAACTGTGACCCTGTGTGGTTGCAGTACGGAACCAAAAACGGCAAAGCCGCTTAAGTACTACCGCTCTTTATCAATCTGACCCGCCAGCCTGTTTCGGGATGGCACCAACCCATCGCATCACCCGATGCGACTAACTAACTATTCACTAATGGAAATACTACGAAATGGAACACGCAAACAAACGCAATGAGGCGCTCCGCATTGAGAGCGCATTACTCAACAAAATCGCATTACTCGGCACGGAGAAAACAGCCGCAGCTGTAGGTGTGGATAAAGCGCAGATTAGCCGGTGGAAACGAGACTGGATACCGAAATTCTCGATGCTTCTGGCCGTTCTGGAGTGGGGTGTTGTCGATGACGAAATGGCACATCTCGCCCGTCAGGTTGCATCAATCCTGACCAAAGAAAAAGCCCCAAACGCGCCAACGTTTGAGGCCTGATAACACTGTGTTACGCCAACACAATATCTATAACTGGAGAATATCATGATTTTGACAGTAAGCAAAAACGCACTGCTGAGTGCAATGATTTTTCAGGCTAAAGGCGACGTTCGTTATTACCTCAATGGCGTCTGTTTCGCTCCGGATAAAAAACTCTACTCAACTGACGGCCACCGCGCATTTATCGGTGAGCACACAACTGAAGGACTGGACGATCATGTCATCGTCACTATCAGCGGACCGAAGGTGACTAAGTTTGAAACCGCCTCAATCGACACTGATACAGGCATCGTCACATACCTAGATGCGAATGGTGCATCCGTTTCGGCTGGTATTTGCAAGGTAGTCGATGGTCGTTTTCCAGACGTTCAGCGCATCATTCGTGGGTACAAAAACAAAGCCACTGATGAGATCGGCTTCAATGCCAGCTACCTGGCTGATATCGAAAAGGCTGCGAAACTTTATAACCCGAAATTTTGCGGCATAAAAATCAAGCCCAATGGAAATACCGAGGCATCGCTGATTGAGTTTAATAGCGCCTACGGTAATGCGCAGTTAATCATCATGCCAATGCGCCTGTAGGAGCTGACAATGAGCAAGCCACTCAGTCCTGACCAGGACAAATTACACAAAAACATTATTCGTGATCGCTACCTGTCCGGTTTCAAGCAGCCTGGTCGATTCCGGGCTGAGTGGGAAAGGGTTAAGCAATTATTCAGAGGTAAAGGTCATGAGTAACGTTCTCCGAATATCCGATTTCAGAGGGTCTCATAAGCCCATGGAGAAGCCTCAATCATCAGGGCAGGGGTTGGTATTCCTGCACCGTAAAATACGCGAATTACCGTTCTACAGGACGGATAGCGAAGCTGTACACCTCTGGGTACATCTCATCATGGGAGTCAACCATGAGGCTGCTAACGTAACCACAGAGTTTGGTGAATATCCTGTTGGACGTGGGCAGACGATTACAGGCCGGAACACGCTGGCGCGTGAGACAGGGATTGAACCGGACAGGATTAAATACCTGCTCAACAAATTTGAGAAAATGGGCATGATTACCACGCTGGCGAACAAAAAATTCACCCTGCTGACAGTCACGAAATATGACGAATATCAGCAATTTTTTGTGCCAACAGAATGCCAACAGAGTGCCATCGCAAACCCGCATCAGGTAAGGGCTGTAGAGGAGGTTGTGCCAACAGAATGCCAACAGAGTGCCACAAAGAATTTATTAACTAATAACTCATTAGGTAAACCTAATGAGTGTGCAACTCGCGACGGAAATCCAGAGGCTGAAAAGCAGAAACCAGCCCGGGCAAAAATATCCTGTGAAGAAGTCTGGCAATGCCTGAAAGACGAACTGCCAGAGGCAAGGGGATGGAGGGCTCTCACTGACGACCGGAAAAATATGATCCGCAACTTCTGGGGAAAGGCGAACAAGATTGCCCGCGAACTGGACGGAAAGCCTCTGGACATGGAGGGGTTTCGTGGATACCTGAAATACATCAGCGAAAACTGCCGCTGGATGCTGGAAGACCGCCCGGACCAGAAAACTGGTAAGACATGGCGACGCATGAAATTCGACAGTTTCCTGAATGCCAAGCTCTACATCGAAGTCCGGGAAGGAGACAAAGATGACCGATAGTATTTTTTCCCCACCGCACAACCTTGAAGCAGAGCAAAGCGTTCTTGGCAGTCTCCTGATTGACGACGACAGCAGCGAGCGGGTCCAGAAAGTTCTTTCCATCCTGAAGCCGGAGTCATTCTACAGCCGCGCCCACCAGGTAATTTTCGAAGAAATGCGGCAGATGTACCGGGAGAACAAGCCTGTGGATGGGCTGACGCTTTACGACGCACTGGAAAGCAAAGGCCTGGCGTCTCAGGTTGGCGGCTTTGCATATCTTTCTGAGCTAACCAAGGTGATGCCCAGCGCAGCTAACTCAGTCGCCTATGCCATTTCGGTACGCGAAGCAGCCCTGGAGCGCTACGGAATTCAGCGGATGACCGAGGCAACAGAGCTGTTTTATGCCCGCAATGGAATGACGGCCGCACAGAAATATGAAGCCATCCAGGCGATTTTTACGCATATGGCTGAGCATGGCAGAACAGGAATCCGCCGCGGTGCCCGACCGTTCATGGAAGTGATGGAGGATTGGGTAACAGAACTGGAAGGGAGATTCGATCCACGGCAACGTTCACGGGGTTTATCAACAGGGATTGCCTCACTGGATGAAATGCTACAGCCAAAAGGACTGGTGCGTGGCTCGCTACTGGTAATCGGTGCCCGTCCCAAAATGGGTAAAACGACGCTGTACAGTCAGCTGGCTATCAACTGTGCCATCAGTGAAGACCTCCCGGCTGTTCTTTTCAGTCTTGAAATGCCTGATAAGCAGATCCTTGAACGTATGGTTGGGCAATTATCTGGCTGTAACACCGATATTTTCTACCGCGGTGCTGATAATCAGTCTGAGTTTTCACACGCAAACGCCAGGGCTATGCAAATGGCAGAAAGTGGAAACCTGTTCATTGACGATACCCCCGGCGCCTCTCTGTCTCACATCGTCTCTGAGTCCCGCAGAATTAAGCGCGAAAAAGGGAAGGTTGGCATGGTGCTGGTTGATTACCTGACGCTTATGACGGCTGAAAAAGCCGACCGTAACGATCTTGCTTACGGGATGATCACGAAAGGTTTAAAGAACCTCGCCAAGGAACTGGATTGCGTTGTTGTGTTACTCACGCAACTGAACCGTGATCTGGAGAAACGGACAAACAAACGCCCACTGCCAAGTGACTCGCGTGATACCGGACAGATTGAACAGGACTGCGACTACTGGCTTGGGATTTACAGGGAAGGGGCTTATGACGAAAACGCCAACCAAAGTGATACAGAGCTTTTGCTTCGCCTTAATCGCCATGGCAATTCTGGTGTGGTCTATTGCGAACAGCGCAATGGATCAATCTACGACACCGACCAGGTAGCTGCGGAAAACAAGCGACGCGAGCTGGAAGAAAAACCACGAAACCGCAAAGGCGGATTCTGACAGGGCCACTTACACAGTGGCCTTTTTATTTGAGGGGTTAGGAAATGATTCACTATCACGGTGGACCAATAACGCCTGACACATGTGCGATCAGGGCATGGCGAGCGAGGCACGCTTTCATCTCGTTCGCCCATGCCGGGCAGATAAATCTCGCATCTGAATACTGTCAGTCATTCGCATTGGACAACGGCGCATTCACAGCATGGAAAGCGGCTGGCAAAAACAAAATCGACTGGAGCGATTACTACGAGTTCGTGGCTCGCTGGAAAAACCATCCGGGCTTTGATTTTGCGATCATTCCTGACGTCATCGACGGCGGCGAGGCCGAGAACGAGGCGCTACTGGATGAGTGGCCGCACGGCGCGTTTTTCGGCGTTCCGGTCTGGCACATGAACGAATCCGATGAGCGTTTTATCAGGCTCTGCAATGAATATCCGCGCGTAGCAATCGGTAGTTGCGGTGACTACGACGTTAAACGCCCAAACCTCGCCGTGGCGCGGATGAAAGACCTGATTCGCCACGTCACTGACGATCACGGCCAGCCGATTACTAAGCTGCACGGCTTGCGGATGCTTAACCCGCTAATTTTCACCAAACTGCCCCTCGCGAGCGCCGACAGTACGAACGTTGCCAGGAATATCGGCATCGACAAGGCCTGGTCAGGAGCATACGCGCCAGCAAGCAAAGAGACGCGCGCCGCGTTGATGGTTGAGCGCATTGAGTCACATAACAGCCCTGGTTCACTCGCATACTGCGAGAAACGAGACCGGTTCGACATGCAATTACAACTGGCGGTGTGAGTGGCCTTTTTATTTGAGGATAAATCGTGAAAGTAAAAACATCAGAGCTTAGCGGTGTGCAACTTGATTATGCGGTTGCGTGGGCGATTGATTCTGGTCAGCCGGTGGTTCATATCACATCAGAAACATCCTTTGTTGAAGTCAATGGCGAAGTTTATTCACCTTCAACTGTCTGGAGCGATTGCTGTCCATTAGTTTGCTATGTAGAGCACGTTTCCTTGCAGCCTGGGAAGCTATGGGCAGCCGTGGCATGTGGAGTTTTTCAATACCACAAAGCTGAAACTCCCGCCATTGCCATCTGCCGCGCTGTAGTAGCTGCAAAGCTTGGCGATGAGGTAGACATTCCCGATGAGCTGATGGAGGTGGGAGAGTGATGGAAGGTCGCGTAAAAATAGCCCTGTACGCTCTCAACGAGATGCATAAAGCATCCAGCAGTTGGCTTAAGTTGGCCGGTGATGCCCGCTTTACAAAAAAACGTGGATTTGCACTCAGGATGGCACTTCGCAGAAAAGCGGAAGGCATCGTATTCCACGATCGTATTCTTAATGGCAGAAAAATCGGAGGTGGGCATGGAAGAGTCACGGAAACAGTTTGAGGCGTGGTTTCATTCACGCTACGACCAGATATCAATGCCACCGGTAGAGCGCTCAATGCTTTTCACAAATCAGTGGGCGTCATGGCAGGCAAGCCGCGCAGCAATTGAAATTGAGTTACCGGATTGGTTTTACGATATGCACAAGGACCAATCCATTGACCGTAATGAGACCATCAAATCAATCCGCGCCGCTGGTCTTACAGTAAAAGGGGACAGGTGATGACATTGCGATGCCTGATTTACGGGCATGATTTAAGTCAGTACCAAAACACCATCAACAACGGAACTCATTTTGTATGTAGCAAGTGTGGAAAGACTATCTATCACTCCACAGTAGCCTGGAGGACCGATGAAGCAAACATACCTGCTTCGAAGCGAAGCAATCAGAAATAACGCCATAGACACAATTCTCTCATTACCACTCGACGATAAGTCACCTCACGAAATCCACGTTAAAGAGCCCAAGCGCACCAAAGCGCAGAACGACCGTCTCTGGCCGATGCTTCAGGACGTCTCGCGTCAGGTTCTCTGGCATGGACAGCGGTTAGCGCCTGAAGACTGGAAAGACATATTCACCGCGCTATGGCTGAAGACGAAGAAGCTTGAGCAACGAAGCGTCCCGGGCATTGACGGCGGCGTTGTGCTGCTCGGCGTTCGTACCAGCAAGATGCGCAAGGCCAGCATGACGGAGTTAATCGAAATCATGTTCTGGTTCGGCGCTGAGCGAAGCGTCAGGTGGAGTGATGATTCTCGCCGGGAATACGAATGGGCCCAACGAACAGGGAAGGCAGCATGACACGACGACGAAGCGTTACCCAAATCGCGATAGACAATATGATTTTCCGCGTCACAACCCGCACTAAACGCAAGCCAGAACCAAACCCATCCGACATTAAATCATTCCCGTATACCGCTCATCTCACCCAGGTGAAATGGGACCGTATGCGTGCGAGGAAAAGACATGACTGACTACAGCAAGCTAAGTGATTTCGAAATTAACTGCGAGGTATTGGCGGTATTCAGCCCCGACATTAAACACATGAGCCTCAGTGGGGATAATTCATGCTTTTACGATTGCGGCCCGACAGGTGATGGATGGAATCAAATAGACATCCCCGACTTCTGCAACAACCCGGCGGACGCATGGCCGATTATTTCTGCAAACCGAATCAGTGTTGAATACGATGCTGAGCATCAGTGTGATGTTCCAGCTGAGTGGGTTACCGCTTATGGAATTGACGATCTAAAGGTGCACATTGTGGCTCATCAGCCATGCGATAAAGCCCTGCGTTCGGCAATGATCGTCTTCCTGATGATGCAGGGCGCCAGCCATGCTAACTCCTGAATCCTCCCACCATTACGAAAAGCAATCCATTACCCGCGCTGGTTATTGCTGTAGCTGCACTAACCCATTAGCCGAAGACGAAACCTACTGTTGCGAATCCTGTGCTCTGGAGAGCGTGGTATATCGCGACCCCAACGGATATTTGGCAGGAGATGAGGAAGATGGTTAGCAAATACAGACGTTTTCTCACTGAAAAAGAGACTGCATACATCCGGCGTGTGGCAGGTAAAGCGCCAGCCTGGGTTATTGCTCGCCAGATAAAGCGCAAAGAGAAAGACATTTTCAACTGGGGTTCGCGCAATCACGTCAGTCTGCGAGTACCCAGTCATATTATGAATAAGTACTGGAGGGGGCATGGTAAAGGCCAGGAAACCGCCTAAGCCCAAGAAATGCAAATGCTGCCCTGAAAAGTTTATCCCCCGCACTACCACACAAACAGTCTGCTCCCCCAAATGCGCACTCCAGCTCGCAAAGCAACTATCCAGCCGCAAGCAAAAGCAGCAGGAGAAAGCCGAACGCGCCGCCTGGAATAAGCGCAAAGCTGATGTTAAGCCATTAAAGCACTGGGAGGATGCAACCCAGCGTGTGGTTAACGACTACATCCGGGAAAGGGACAGGGGTTTACCGTGTATCAGTTGCGGAACATGGATAACCGTTCAGTGGGAAGCCGGTCATTTCAGGTCAAGAGGCGCAGCGTCACACCTCAGATACAACGAAGACAATATCCATAAGCAGTGTCACCGGTGCAATGCCGAGTTATCAAGTAACGCCATTCCATACCGTGCGGCGCTGGTCGTGAAAATCGGCCCTGAACGCGTCGAGGCGCTCGAAAACAACAACACCCCACACAGATACACCCGCGAAGAACTGAAGAGCATACGCATGCACTACAGGGCGTTAATGCGCGAGTTAATCAAATCCAGAGAGGAAGCAGCGTGATTTTCATCATAAGCATGCATATCCCTGACAGCTGGAAATCAGAAGCCTGGTTGTTATGGGACAGGCGCGAAACATGGAGAGTAAACCGCAGTTATTACCGTGATTTTCAACTGGCTTATGAAGGTCTTCGCTTACACGAGCGGATTGAAAGTCTGATTAAACAAAGCCGGGAAGAATGGAGGGCTTTATGTCAGTAACAGACATCAACTCAGCACAGCAGCGCCACAAAGACCGGGAGATGCTGGAAAGCATCCGACACCAGAAGGAGAACCTCCGGAAGGTGATGGAAGGGCTGGAGCGCCTTGAAAGGGATTTAGAGAAGAACCTTGGCATTAATCCGGACGGAGGCGACGCAGCATGAGACTTGAAAGCGCCGTTAAGTTTCACTCTCCAAAATCACCACAACTAACAGACTCACCCAGAGCTACGGCATCAGAGGCGTTAACAGGTACGGATGTGATGGCGGCATTCGGCATGGTGCAGAGTCGCGCACCGCTCGGATTCAGTGCTTTCAGCGGCAAGATGAACCTGAGCGACAGCGACAAGAAGAAAGCGGTTCAGTTACTACTACAACATGGTCTAAAGCATTGCGATAAGGTTGCAGCCTTGCGCAAGCTCGAAACCAATATTAAGGGCAAGGTTCTGCAATTGCTCGCAACATTCGCGTATCAGGATTATTGCCGATCCGCCGCCAGTCAGGTCGTATGCGCTTGCTGTCATGGGCATGGCGTAATCAGGAAGAAGGAGACGGTTATTAAGCACCCAGGTTGCGGGGAGAAAACGCCAGCCAAAACAGCAGAAGAAGAAGTGGAGACAACCTGCTCCAAATGCAAAGGCCGTGGTGTTATCTCAACATCGTGCGTTAAGTGCAGGGGGCGCGGCGTTGCTCTCGACAGGAAGAAAACGGAAGAGCAGGGAGTGCCGGTAATGAGTGCGTGTCGGCAATGCTCTGGCCGGGGGTATGAAAGATTACCGGCCGCATCCTGTTACCGCGCTATCTGTCAGTTCACCGATGCCATTTCGCCAGGCGTGTGGGACAAGGCCGTGAAGCCGTTTTACGAATCGCTGATTACTGAGATAGAAAAAGGCGAATCAGCAGCAGACGCGATTTTATCGAAAGTTACGAGCAAAGTGTGAATCCGGTAACGATTGCATCTTGCAAAATGACGAAATGTAGAATATCATCGCTCTAACACTATGAATCCGTCTGAATGTTACGGTGGATTAAAAAGAAGGCCCCGCAGAGATGTGGGGCTTTTTCGTTTCCGGGAATAAGTGTTCTCATGAGTAGACTTATTCACGGGCGCGAGCATTAACGCTGAAAATAAGTACCCGTCAGGTGCAGCCTGATCACCTGCCGTCAGCTCCACGAAACGGAGCCCATAACAGGTAAGAGCATTGACTGGATTAACAAAGCTCCGCACCGTACCAGACGACGAATGCGGCAGTGCTCTTTCCTGTTGTGGTGAATGAGCTAGATGGTGAGGTAAAGGCTCACCATGGCGACGAATGCAAGCCGGGACGCACCGGCCGCCACACATTCTCATCATTAACTGAGCCGAATAACTCCCACATTCGGCTCATCACGACATTTCTGAAAGCGCTCTGCCTTAAATACCAACCAGTCGAATCCCCTCATCTTCCTTGCGTGGTTAACGGGGTAGAGCGCTGCCACAAATAAAAAACCCAGCACTATGGCTGGGCTTCGTGAATGAGCGGCATGAATTGTTGGCGCAACTCACGCCTGATCTGCTCATGTTTCCGGTCACGAACAAATCAAAGAATCACGTATTTAACGTATCTCGGATTTGTTCAGTGGACTATCTCTTCAAATCTTAAATTGAACAAATCCTCCTTAACCGGAGGTAGGTATGAAAAACATGGCAGATAAAGCGACCACTGCCGCAGCTTACACCACGTCTACAGCAACATTTCTTGCCGGGAGCATGTCATTGAATGAATGGCTAGCACTTGGTGGTTTCGTGCTGGCGGTGATCACCTTTGCCATCAACCTACATTACCAGCGCAAGCGTGACCGCCGTGAAGAAAACGCATGGAAGTTGCAGTATGGAGAACGGCGAAATGAGTCAAATAATCCCCCTGCTTAACTTTGAAGAAGGTTACAAAGAGAAGCCCTACATCGACACCGAAGGTTATCCAACGGTCGCTTGCGGTATAAAGATTGGCCCAAAGGGCGCGGCGCTGAGTAACTACACCTTCACCGTGCCTCGTAATGTAGGCGACGTCTGGTTGGAAAGTTTTGTTAACACCACCATTCTGAAGATGAACGCCAATCCGGCGATTGTATCCGCACTAAAAGCATCTAACGGCCCGCGCCGCGACATCCTTATCAGCATGGCGTATCAGATGGGCGTAAACGGCCTGGCTGGATTTAAGAACACGCTGGCGATGATTGCTGATGGCAATTTCTCCGGCGCGGCCAACGGTATGCTCTCAAGTTTATGGGCTAAGCAAACTCCCAACCGCGCAAAGCGTCACGCAGAAGTAATGCGTACCGGTGACATGAAAGCCTACGAAGGGTTGCTCAAATGAAAATCCGACTCGTAGACGACTGGCGTCACTGGTGGCGATGGAACTCCACGAAAGTGATCGTCGCTTTAGGTGCGCTGCCAACAATCTGGTTTGAGCTTCCTCCGGAGTGGAAGGCTGAAATCCCGTCAAGCTGGATGAGAGTGGGCGCGATTGTCCTGATGATCATCGGCGTTCTGTCCAGGATGACATTGCAAAAGCCACCGGAGAAGAAAGATGGGAACGATTGAATTAATCCTCTCTGGCCTGCTTGCGTTTGGCCTTGCTGTGCTGGGTGCTTTCGGTATCGGTCGCAGTGGTGGCAAACGAGATGCAGAGCAGAAAGCTGAAGCTAAGCGTATCGACGAATACATTCAGGCAACCAAAGCAGTCACTGAAAAGCGCATTGAAGCATCGAAAGGAGCCGCAGATGTTCAGCAGAGTGTTAACCATATGCCTGATGACGATGTTGATCGCGAGTTGCGCGAAAACTGGACCCGCAAAACATGAGGTCATTGATACCGCCTGTGACTGGGTTAAGCCCATTTACGCGACGGATAATGACTGGACCGTGCTGGACAAGCAGACGAAGAGAGACATTCTGGCGCACAACAAGGCATGGGTTAAAAACTGCGGGCCGACCAAATGAAATACCACTACGAAGTCCACTACACCAAATCGTGGTGGGTTCCGCTTTACCGCTGGGCCGTGCGTAGAGTCTGCAATGTATTCCCGGTAACGCCGGATGAGCGAAAGATGGAAATGTTCATCCTCAAATACGGCACCAAACAACTACTGGTACACAGGCCGGGATAACCCACTCACTTATCAACTCCGAGGCTTTTATGTCAAAACGAGCTATGTCAACTGGCGGGTATCCGTTTGATGTGACGACACCTGATGATCCGGTAGTCGTACCCCCTGCAACTACGTCAACAATCGGCGGCGTAAAGAAAATGACCAACCAGGCAGCATCGACCGCAACTGATGTTGCCGGTGTGGTGACTGACCTGAACGCGTTAATCACGAAGCTGAAAGCAGCCGGAATGATGTAAGGAATATTTATGGCCAGGCCAACCAAGTACCAGAAGGCGTACGCCGAGCAGGCTCGCAAGCTGTGCATGCTTGGCTACACCGATGAACAATTAGCAGACTTCTTTGAGGTCTCCGAAGCAACTATCAATACGTGGAAGAAGGAGCATCCAGAGTTTCTGGAGTCCGTAAAAAAGGGGAAAGACCTTGTTGATGCGGAAGTGGTGGATAGCCTCTTCCAGCGAGCAATGGGGTATGTAGCTCCAGACACTGATATCCGCGTCATTGATAACCAGATAGTCAAAACGCAAATCAAAAAGCATTACCCTCCAGACACGGCTGCGGCGATATTCTGGCTTAAGAACAGGCAGAAGAAAGCATGGCGAGACAAAATTGATCACGCTATTGAAGGTGCTGATGGCGGGCCGGTTCAGGTCGTCAACTATACCCCGGCAGATTATGCAGCAGCTCAGGCAGCTATGGAGGAGAAACTAAAAGGCCTGGACTGATATGAACGAAATCCTCGAATGGGATGATTTGTCATTCCCTGAGCGCGTTATCATTCGTTCCAAGTCCACCAAATCGTTTCTCAATTTTACCCGCCTGTGGTTCGAGCTTATTCAGGGTGATCGTCTTCTGGTTAACTGGCATCACCGCCTGATGGCATCGAAGATTGATGATCTTATAGCGGGGCGGCTGGTACCGGGGAATTTGATAATCAACATCCCTCCCGGCGGCACAAAGACAGAATTCTTCTCCATTCACTTTCCTGCCTACGTCAACGCACTGGTGCAGGAAGGGCGGTTAAAACGCTTCCGTAACCTGAATATCTCGTTTGCTGACACGCTGGTTAAGCGCAACTCGCGCCGCACCCGTGACATCATCGCCAGCAAAGAGTATCAGGAGTTCTGGCCGTGCTCTTTCGGTGTAAACCAGGCGGAAGAGTGGGAGATTAAAGATGATCGAGGTCGCTCAATAGGTCAGACAGTATCGCGCTCCAGTAACGGTCAGATTACCGGTGGTCGTGGTGGCTACTTCGGTCCGGAGTTCTCCGGCATGGTTATGCTGGACGACTACAACAAGCCGGTCGACATGCTCAGCGAGACCAAGCGTAACAGCGCCAACACTCTGCTGGTCAACACCATACGCTCGCGCCGTGGTGATAAGTCGAAAGACCACCCGACGCCATTCGTGAGCATTCAGCAGCGCCTGCACACCGATGACGCCACCGGCTTCATGCTGTCCGGCGGCATGGGTGTCGACTTCCACCATGTCGCTATCCCGGCCCTGATTGACGAAAAATATATTCAGTCGCTTCCTGAGCCGTGGCGCTCCCTGTGTTGGGATACAGTCAAAGACACAGAATCGGTCGAAGTGTCTGGTACGCGCTACTGGTCATACTGGCCGCAGATGGAGGATGTGAACGACCTTGTTGCCCTGTGGGAGCGAGACCGTTACACATTCCTGTCTCAGTACCAGCAGAACCCGATGGCGCTCACCGGTGGCATCATTGATACCGACTGGTTCCAGACATACACCACACTGCCAAAACTCACCCACCGTGCCGTATACGTTGATACCAACAGCGGCAAGGTTGAGGACTGGCTGGACTACACCGTATTCACGCTGGCCGGAATGGGCGTGGATGGGAATTTATACATCATCGATGTAGTACGCGGGCGTTGGGACCCGGAAGACCTCCTGAAGAAAGCGGAGGAAGTCTGGGATAAATGGCGCATGCAGGGATCGCTTCGAATCATGCCAATGCGTCATATGGCAATCGAAGAAAAACAGGCCGGGCAAGGCCTGATAACCACCCTCAGGAAGCGCAACAACATACCGGTTAAAGAAATCCCCCGAGGTGCCGGACAGAACAAACTGGTTCGCTGCCTCAACGTCATTCCTCAGATTAAAACTGGCAAGGTGTACGTGCCTGCAACGCATAACAGCGATGGCGCGGCAATTATGCACACGTACTACGAGGACGGGGCGATAGCCGGGACTACGTCATGGGTACTGACTGCCATGACTGAATGCGCGGCGTTCTCTGCTGACGACAGCCACGACAATGACGACATCCTTGATACATGGATGGATGCCATCGATGACAACCTTATTTCCGGTCGCCAGCCAATGGTCATCGACCCGAGCCAACTCAGGAGAATTTAAGTGTGGCCGTTTAAAAAGAAACAAGTCGCCGAGCCTGAGCCGGTGAAAGAGCCTGAAAAGGTTCAGATGAAGATCAACCCCACCGCAGTAGCAGAAGTCCAGCCAAAACCACACAGAGAGCATAAGCGTTATGAGCCGCCCAAAGGGGTAATCCCTGAGGCAATTCGTAGCGCCGTTCTGGCAATGGACTCCACCCCGTACGGTGAAATTAACGACGCCTACGCGATGGGTTATGCCTGGGGGAATATGGACAGCTTCCCCGGCTATCCTTACCTGTCGATGATGGCGCAGAAGCCTGAATACCGGAAGATGGTTGGCATCATCGCAGAGAAGATGACAGCGAAGTGGATCAAGCTTAAGACTGTAGGCGATGACGACAAGTCAGACCGCGTTAAACAGCTTTACGATGCGCTCGAACGCTTTCATGTGCGCGACAAATTCCGCGAGGCCGCAGAGCATGATGGTTATTTTGGCGGCGGGCAGATTTATATCGACGTCCTGTCACCGAAAAACGTTTCTGCCTGGACGGATGATAACGAGCTTCAGAGCAAGCTGTTCATCAGCGAGAAGAAAATCCCCAAAGGGAGCCTGAAAGGGTTTCAGGTTATTGAGCCGGTGTGGACCTACCCAGGCGTTTATAACGCGCAGAACCCGCTAAGCCCTGACTTCTACAAGCCGACCGAGTGGTTTGTGATGGGTAAGACGGTACACGCCAGTCGCATGATTGATTTCGTATCGCGTCAGGTGCCGGACCTTCTGAAGGCAAGTTACAACTTCCGTGGCTTATCTCTTACGCAGATAGCGGAAGCGTATGTCAACAACTGGCTGCGTACGCGTGACAGCGTCAGTGACATGATCCACTCATTCAGTATCCCGGTAATCGGTACTAACATGTCCACCACCTTATCAGGCGGGCCTGTTGATCCGGTGCTCTACCGACTTGAATTATTCAACCGTTGTCGCGACAACCGTGGCGCATTTGCCAAGGATAACACTGGTGATACGCCGGAAACTGTTGAGTTCGTTAATGCTCCTCTAAGCGGACTGAACACGCTTCAGGCGCAGGCTCAGGAGCAAATGGCCTCAGTTTCGGGAATCCCGTTGGTATTCCTTTTGGGCATCACACCGAATGGCCTTAATGCCTCATCAGACGGCGAGATACGTGTCTTTTACGACTACATCCACTCGCTACAGCAGTCGATATTTAAAACGCCTCTCAGTCGCGTTCTGGACGTTATTCAGCTATCAGAGTTCGGCGACATTGACCCGGATATTTACTTTGAATTCGAGCCTCTTTACGAGATGAGCGCGAAAGAGAAAGCGGATATCCGCAAGGTCGATGCTGACACTGACGCGGTGTACATTACGGCCGGCGCTCTGTCAGCCAATGAGGTACGCGAGAAGATAGCCGACGACCCGGACAGCCCTTATCACTCACTGGATTTAAGCGATGAAATCGAAATCGACCTCGAAGAAGACGAAGAAATCGAGCCAGACGATAAGGCCGGTGAGACCTAACGCAGGCGTTGAGGCGTGGTATCGAAAGGAGCTGGATAAGCTGGTCAGGGAGATGCAGAAATCCATGGAGTACTGGCTGACCGCTAACTATAAAGCGAGCGGCGCAGCGATGGCAATGGACGCATCCCCGGCTGTGTTTATGCGTGAGGCGATGAGGAAGTTAGCCCGCCGATGGCAAAAGCGGTTTGATGCTATTGCCGCGAAACTGGCCCAGCGCTTCACCAGTGACGCCATGAAGAACTCTGACGTGTCGCTCTATAACGCGCTGGAGTCAGCCGGGTTAACGGTTGAGTTCAAAATGACGCCAGCCATGAATAACGCATTGCAGGCGACAATCACCGAAAACATCAACCTGATTAAAAGCATCCCCGAGCAATACCTGACGCAGGTGGAAGGCCTGGTGATGCGATCCGTATCTCGCGGTCGTGACCTGGCATATCTCACCGATGAACTGGAAAAACGTTACGGCATCACCCGCCGCCGCGCAGCTCTCATCGCCAGAGACCAGAACAACAAAGTGACGTCAGTCATGCAGACTGCAAGGCAACAGTCGTTAGGTATCACCAAAGGCATCTGGCGGCACTCCCATGCAGGTAAAGAGCCTCGACCCTCACATGTTAAAGCCGACGGGAAAGAGTTCGACCTGAGCAAGGGGATGTATCTGGACGGTGAATGGCTGTTACCCGGTGAGGCTATCAACTGCCGGTGTACATGGTCACCAGTTATACCCGGACTTAATTAAACGGAAGCACACATGACTATCGAACGGTTAGCGTTTGACCGCGCATCCGTGCGCTCATTCGATAAGGTTGGCAGGCTTCAGGTAGCTATCAGCAATATCAGTAAAGCGAATGTCTGCCCCTACTACGGGCGTGAAATTCCGAACGCTGAGGCGCTGGGTCTGGAGCCTGACAAGATATACCGGCTCTGGCGTCACCCTGAAGAACTGAAGAAAGCCGCACCGACATTCAACAACATTCCACTCCTCTGTATCCACACCCCTGATTTCCCCGGCGACCCGCCCCGCGAATACCGCGTAGGGGTAACGCACTCAAGCGCAGCATTTGACGGTACTTATCTCACAAACGGTCTCTCCGTGTGGGACAACTCCGCCATTGCCGGGATTGAGACAGAGGAGCAAGAAGAACTGTCATCGTCGTATCAGTACGTCGCTGACATGACACCCGGCACGACACCGGACGGCGAGGAATATGACGGCGTCATGCGTGACATCGTCGGAAACCACGTTGCCCTGGTCGAAACAGGCCGCGCAGGTAGCGACGTACTGGTCGCTGATTCACTCCCACTGGAGCTTAAATACATGAAGTTAGACCGCAAAGGCGTTGCCATCCGTGCCGCGCTGGGAGCGTATCTGAAGCCGCGTCTGGCTCAGGATGCAGCACCCAAAGAACTGACCGCCATCCTGAACGCAAATAAATCGCCGAAAGCGATCGCACAGGCCGTGGCGAAACTCTGCAAATCCCGTCTTGCTGCTGACATGGAGATTGAACCGGAAGAACTGGTTGAAATCATCGAAGCATCCGAGCAGACCGTAGAGCCGGAAGAAGAACCGAATGTCACCGGCGATGGCGACAACGAAGCGATTATCTCTTTGCTGCGTGAAGCTGGCGTGTCTGAAGAAGTGATCGCCAAAATTGCTGCTGCTCTGGCGCCCGCTGCCGCGATGGACGCAGAAAACGACGACGATAGTGAAGATAGAGGAAGAGTAGACAAACCTGCAATGGATGCCGCTATCCGTCTGGCCGCTGATGCCGCAACCAAAAAAGCCGCAGAAAACTTCCGCGCCGTGCGTGAAGCTGAGCAGGCTGTGCGCCCGCTGATTGGCGATGTGGTAGCGATGGACTCCGCTGAAGATGTCTATCGCACCGCGCTGGAACAGTCAGGCGTGGACATCACCGGCGTACACCCGTCTGCGTTCCCGTCACTGGTCAAAATGGCGATCAGCCAGAAAGAAAACTCACGTCCTGCCCCTCTGGCTCAGGATTCCGCATCCATCAGCGACTTCGAGAAGGCTTTCCCGACCGCTGGCAAACTGAAACGAGGGTTCTAAGATGCCTTTTCAGAGTGTAATCAATCAATACCCGGCTCCCGGCGTCGAAGGTGGTTTTGCAAGCACCAACCCTCACGCAACCTATGCGGCTGGCGAGGCTGCTCTTGTGGCTGGCGACGGCGGCGTAACCATTGGCCGTTTCGCATGGGCGGTTAACGGTGTGGCAACTAACACCGGCACAGGCGTTCCGGCTGGCTTCGTTCATCGTGACGGGCAGGCAGTAATCACCGACTGGCTTGGAGCAGCATCAAACGTTATCCAGAAAGGCCGTGAAACCACGCTGATGGTTGCTGGCGATTTCTGGGCGCGTACCGCTACCGCTGCAACTCGCGGTCAGAAAATCTTTGCTGTCCTGGCTGACGGCACCGTTAAAACCGGCGCGGCTGGCGCAACCATTTCTGGCGCGATTGAGACGCCTTTCTATGCTGCTAGCGCCTGCGACGCTAACGAGCTTGTCAAAATCAGCACCTGGAGCAAGTAATGAACGAATTTCAGAAACACTACGCCGCGGCGAGCGGTAAATACGGCATTGTTTTGCCTGGTGCGAAGGACTACCTGAAGCCGGAGTTTGCTGAAAACTTCGCGCTGGCAATGGATGCCCAGCCCACCATGGTTACCACCGGTAGCTCCGGCGTGCCAGCATTCTTCACTAACTACGTTGACCCTGAGCTGATCCGCATTCTGGTTACCCCGATGAAAGCCGCTGAAATCATCGGCGAGGTGAAAAAAGGCGACTGGACAACGCTTACTGCCCAGTTCCCGGTTGTGGAATCTGCCGGTGAAGTCAGCTCCTACGGCGACTACAACAACAACGGCATGACCGCAGCTAACGTTAACTGGGTGCCTCGCCAGTCATACCACTACCAGACGCACACCCGCTGGGGTGAGCGTGAGCTGGATATGTACGGCGCGGCACGTATTGGTTATGCGGCTGAACTGAACGTGGCTTCTGCACTGGTGCTGAACAAGTTCCAGAATAAGTCCTACTTCTACGGTATTCAGGGATTGCAGAACTACGGGCTGTTAAATGACCCGTCTCTGCCAGCTTCAATCGCGCCGAACGCTACCGGCACCGGCAGCGCACTGACCTGGAACACCAAAGACGGTCAGGCGGTTTATGACGACATCCTGAAGCTTTTCGGCCAACTGGTATCCCAGACTAAGGGTCTGCTGGATATGAATACCAGCATGACTCTGGCGATGTCCCCGGCTATGTCTGTGAACCTGGCGAAGACGAACATGTACAACGTCAACGTCACCGACCTGCTGAAGAAAAACTTCCCGAACCTGAAAATTGAAACCGCTGTTGAGTACTCAACGCCAGCCGGTGAAATGGTTCAGTTGATCGCCGATCGCCTGGGCGAGCAGGACACCGCCTACGCCGCATTCACTGAGAAAATGCGTGCGCATGCTGTGGTGACTGAAGAGTCATCCTGGAAGCAGAAAAAATCCGGTGGCACCTGGGGTGCAATCATTCGTCAACCGCTGGCAATTGCCACAATGCTGGGAGTGTAAGTCATGGCTGAGACAGTAACTGTAGGCTGCAAACTGCCTAACGGCATTGTGCTGGAAGTTGATGGCTACAGCGTCGTCCTGAACGGCGCTAACGCCTCAAACGTCATCGGTGGCTACGGCCTGACTGAGAACGTCGACAAAGACGCTTTCGATAAGTGGATGAAGGTTCACGCTGACCAGGCGTACGTTAAAAACGAGCTCGTATTCGCGCAGGCCAAAACTAACAGCGCCGAATCCAAAGCGAAAGAAAATGCCGAACGCCGCTCTGGACTGGAAGGTTTGCCGCAGGACAAGCCGATGCCGGGTATCGAAAAAGCGGACGGTAAATAATGGCGATCGTTGTCTTTGACATAAGCGCGTTCAGGGCGCGTTATCCCGAGTTCGCCTCGGTGAGTGATGACCTGTTGAATGCCTACTTTGCAGAGGCAACGGTCTACCTGAATAACACCGATTGCAGCCCGGTAAGCGATGTTGCTGTCCGGGCTGTTTATCTCAATATGCTGGTTGCTCATATCGCCGCGATGAATTCTGGCGTCGGCGGTCAGGCACCTTCCGGGTTGGTTGGGCGCGTAGCGAGCGCCTCAGAAGGGTCAGTCTCTGTATCCCTCGCTGACGTCCCGCAAAGCCAGGCTTCATGGTGGTATCTGCAAACACCTTACGGCGCTGCTTACTGGCAGGCCGCGGCCGCTTACAGGACCGTTCGCTACGTGCCCGGCGCTTCACCTTCCAACTATCCCGGTCATTACTATCGCAGGGCCAACTGGCGGAGGTAGCTATGTCGTCATTCAGTGGTGGTGATGCGCTTGAGCGAAAGCTTGCTGAAATGGCGGAAAAACTGGGAGAGGGTAAGGTTTTGCGGGTTGGATTCCTTGAGAATGCAACCTATCCGGACGGTCAGCAGGTGGCGATGGTCGCCGCAGCTAACGAGTTCGGAAACCCCGCCAACAACCAGCCACCCCGTCCTTTCTTCAGAAACATGATTGCCGACAACAAAGATAACTGGCCTGACGACATTGGCCGGATTGCACAGGCTACTGGCTTTGATGGTGAGCAGACCCTTGGCCTTATGGGCGAGCACATCAAAGGACAGTTGCAGCAGTCGATCAGGGAGTTAATGGAGCCGCCTTTGTCACCAGTGACCATCGAGAAGAAAGGCTTCGATAAGCCACTGATCGACACCTGGCACATGCTTAACAGCGTCGATTACGATATCAGGGACGGTGAAGAATGAATCTGAGAGGCATTGCAAACGGACTAACCAGCAGGATTAACCCGAACGTTGCTGGCGTGTTTCAGGTCAACACCGGCTCCACAACTTTACCAGGCGGAAAGCGCGTACCGTCCTACAACAATGTTGATGTGTCTGTTCAGTTTCAGGAGTTGTCATCCACTGACCTGAAGCAAATCGATGCGGTCAACATTCAGGGGATTTTGCGCTCGGCTTATCTTAACGGGAATTTCAACGGTGTGAACCGGCCCGAGCAGCACGGCGGCGACATTCTCATGGTCGGTAACGACAAATGGCTGGTCGTGAAAGTGGCGGAGTTGTGGCCGGACTGGTGTCGGGTAATCGTTAATCTCCAGAGGTCACCATGAGCGCCACTATTGACATCAAAGAGATTGACCTGCTTATCCCGCTCCAGGCGTTTCTGATGGATATCACAGGCCTGACGATAGACAACGTGCTCGACGGGCAGCAGAACCTTACACCAATGCCGCTGGGTGACTTCATTATCATGACACCCATGAGGCAGGTCGGTCTTTCAACCAGTCGCGTCAGATACGCTGATAACGGGGTGTATGGCGAAGGGACGCAGCAAAACAGCCGGAGCACGCAGTGGCCCTGCCAGCTTGACTGCTATGGGGATAACGCGGCGGATAACGCCGCAATCATCGGTACGCTGATCCGCTCCGAATATGCCTGTGAATGGTTCAGGCAAAACGGCAACACATTAATTCCTCTCTACTGCTCCGACCCGCATCAGACAACGATGATTAACGGCGAGCAACAATACGAAAGCCGCTGGACGATGGACTTTATCGGGCAATACAACCCGAGCGTTTCCACGCGTCAGGATTTCTTTGACAGCATCACAGTTGGCGTTATTGCCGCAGATTTAAAATACCCACCGGAGAGCCCTTAAATGGCAATTTCCTTACGTGAAGACGTACAAATCAACCCCGGAGTACTGCCAGCGGGCGGTAGCGCGGTTGACTTAAATGGACTCATTCTCACAGACAGTCAGTATGCGCCGGTGGGTAGTGTTCCATCGTTTGCGAACAAAGAAGACGTTGGCCGCTATTTTGGCTTCACTTCGACCGAATACGGCATGGCCGCCATCTATTTCAATGGCTATGACGGATCCACCAAAAAGCCCGGTGCGTTGCTGTTTGCACAGTTTAATGAAACCGCAGTATCAGCATGGCTGCGCTCTGGTTCGCTGGCAGATATGACGCTTGACCAGTTGAAACTGATTAGCGGGACGTTAATTATTACCGTCGACGGCACCGTCAAAACCTCATCCAATATTGTTCTCACCTCGGTTACCAGTTTCGCGCAGGCAGCGACAGTTATCAAAACTGCGATTGGCTCCGGTGTTGATGTGGTTTATGACACTGTTCAGAAAGCATTCATCATCAAATCAAGCACCACCGGCGCGGCAAGCACCATCACCTACGCAACCGGCACGGCGGCTACAGCACTGCGGTTTACTGCGGCTACTGGTGCCATCATCTCTCAGGGCGCAGATATTGCTAATGTCCCCTCCCTGATGGTTTCTGTGCTGGACAAGACTCAGAACTGGGCGCTCTTCACCACCTCATTTGAGTGCGATGAAGCTCAGCATCTGGCGTTTTCTTCATGGGTAAACAGCGAGAATTACCGATTTGGGTATGTTGCCCACTACGATGAAGCTGACGCCAAAGTGCAGGGCAGTACGTCTACGCTGACTTATAAGCTCATCGAGACGTACAACTACCAGAACGTGCTGCCGGTTTACGGCGATCAGACTTATGCGGCTTCTGCGCTGGGTTATGCCGCCAGCCTCGACTTTGAACGTCAGGAAGGGCGCGTTCCGTTTAAATTCCGTGAACAATCCGGCCTGGTTGCTAACGTTACCTCCAGTTCGGACTGCTCCGCCCTGAAAGCAAATGGTTACAACTTCTACGGCGCGTATACCGCCAACGATTTTGATACCCAGTACTGGGCTGAGGGCGCAATCACCGGCGATTTCAAATGGTTTGACAGCTTCTGCTTCCAGATCTGGCTTAACGCCAACATGGCTCAGGACGCGATTATCACGCTTCAGTCCAACCGTTCTATTCCGTATAACGCCCGTGGCAAAGCCATCATCGAGGCCGGATTCGCTGACACACTGGCTCAGGGTCTGCTTTTCGGCGGTATTCGCACTGGCGTAACGCTTTCCGGCAACCAGAAGTCAGAAATCACCAACGCAGTTGGCACTGATGTATCCGCTTCTTTACTGGCGAAGGGTTATTACCTGTACATCTCAGATCCAACTCCGCAGCAACGCTCAGACCGCAGTAGCCCGAATATGACTCTGTGGTATTGCGATGGCGGTTGCGTCCAGAAAATCACTCTTGCAAGTATCGAGGTGCAATAAATGGCGGGAAATACAATTACCAGTGCTGACGCTATTTTTGCTCTCACTGTGACCAACCTGTACCCCAGCGCACAGACGCTGGAGGGGTACGCGGCGGATGCCATGTTTGCTTTTGGTGACACTGAAACCGCCGTTTCTGTTCGTGGTGCTGATGGCAAACTTTCAGCCGGCTTTGTGTTTGGCGAATACCTCCAGACGATCACGCTGATGCCTGACAGCCCGAGCTGGCCAATCTTCGAAACGTGGGTGCTTACATCTGTCACTTCAAAGGCCGTTTTCCGCTGCAATGCCACAGTAATTCTTCCCGCTACCGGGAAGAAATACACCCTTACTAACGGTGTGCTGCAGCGAGTTAAAGCTATGCCTGATGCACAGAGAACGCTGCAGGCAGGAACCTTCCAGATTAACTGGGAAAACGTAACTCCTGAAAACTACCAGGCATAAGGCTTACCATGGCACGTAAAGAAATTGACTACACAGTGGATGGCGATAATCGGGACACTGGCAAACTGTTCCGCATTACTGAAATGCCCGCTACCGAGGCTGAGTGGTGGGCCATTCGTGCCGGTCTGGCTATGGCAAAAAACGGCGTTGAGGTGCCGGACAACATGGCAGATATGGGTATGCATGAGATGGCGCGTATCGGTTTTGGCATGCTGGCTAAAGTCGACCCACTGGATGCGAAGCCGCTTCTGGATGAGCTGATGAAGTGCGTCAAAATCATTCCTGATCCGTCAAACCGAAATGTTGTACGCGCTCTCGTCGACAGTGATATCGAAGAGGTCTCCACCCGCCTCAAGCTTCGTGCAGAGGTGTTCAAGCTACACGTGGGTTTTTCTCAGGCCGCCGCCAGTTAGACATCCCTCCGGTCATGACCGATACGGTTCATGGCCTGGCTGATTATGTCAACGTCCCCAAAACCATAGCGACTGTGCTCAGTTCGGGCATGGCAACACTGACAGAACTGAGCACAACGCTTGGCACTGAGGATTTGTGGTGGCTGCTCGAAATATCTACGGTGGACAGTTACAACAAAATGGTCATCAACAGAGCAAATGAGGCCCGTTAATGGCAGGAACGATTATCGACGCGCTGGTCGTCACGCTGGGCCTTGATACTTCTGATTTTCGCCGTGGTCAGCGCGAGACATCAGAAGGGCTGGATGACACCAGGAAGAAAGCTGATTCAACGGCTAAGGATATGGAGGCCTACGGCAAGAAGGCCTCCTCATTCTTTACCAGTATCGGCAAAAGCATGCTGGCGCTGGCCGGTATTGCTTTGAGCGCTAACGGCGTTAAAAACTTCATTACTGATACCACCAAATCTCTGGTTGAGATGGGTGTTCAGGCCGAGGCGATTGATACCAATGCACGAGCGCTTGATGGCTGGGCGAAGTCCGCTGATGCAATGGGTTCATCTGCTGGCTCGATGATGAACAACTTGCAGAAATTCCAGAACTCGCTTTCTCAGTTTCGTTCCGGGTTTGGTTCAGACGAAACCTTGCAGACGCTTTATAAGTTCTCGGCGGATACCGGCACAAAGTTTGATGTAGATAATGCCAATGCCACAGATGTCATGAAGTATCTGGGCGAAAACTGGAACAAGCTTACAAAAGACCGCCAGCGCTATTACCAGCAGCAATTTAGTTTTGATAATGCAACAGGCTTGGGTCTTTCTAGCGGCGAGTTGCAGAAGCTTCAGAAGGAGCTGGAGGCAACCTCAAAGCAATCTGACGCAATGACAGATCGAGGGCGCAGGTTAATTATCGAGTTCGTCCGGCTCAGGCAGTCATGGGAAGGTGCTTCCCTTACTCTTTACGAAAAGCTACTTCCGGCGGTATGGAAGATACTCACCGCGCTTGATGATTTAAACAAGTGGACCAGCAGTCATAGCAAAGAGATTAATGAGTCCTTTAAGGAGCTTGGGAAAACATTCTCCATTCTTTGGAAGGACGTTACTGATGTTAGCGAGGCTATTGGCAATCTGCTCAATATAAAAGCATCTGACTGGTCTCTTTCCAAAGATATAGCGAACCTTAATCAGAACCTTACCGAAGCCAGAAAGACGGTTGAATTAATGGTTGATGCCTTCAAAAGCCTGTTCAACCTTGACTTCTCTACGTTCAGCGAAAAAGTAAAATCCATGCTCAACATGAGCGACGGCAAGGATGATGCTCTACCTGCGGTAACTAACAGCGCCAACGGCGCGGCTGATTGGGTCAAAGAAAAGACAGGTATTGATCCACGAGGCTTCGGCAACTGGCTTAGCGAAAAAGGTATCCAGTTAAAAGAGATGTTCTCCGGGGAGACATCCAGCCTTGAGAAAAAATACGGACTCCCTGAAGGGCTCCTTAATGCTCAGGTTGCTCAGGAATCCGGATGGGACCCTACCGCTGTTTCAGGTGCTGGCGCAAAAGGGTTGATGCAGTTGATGCCTGGCACGGCAAAAGATATGGGCGTTCACGGTGAGGAATTTAACCCGCTCAGATCACTTGAAGCAGGGGCCAAATACATGGGGCAGTTGCTTGACCGTTATGGTGGTGATCTGCAGAAGGCCCTGACAGCCTATAACTGGGGCATGGGTAACCTTGAGCGCAAAGGGATGGAGAACGCCCCTGCAGAAGCACGTAATTACGCCCCTCAGATTATGGCGCGGATGAATGCAGAGCAGCGTTATTCCCAGCAGATTCAGCCTCAGGCTGGTTCTGGCGCACCGAATATCACATTCCAGAACACCACTATTAAAACTGACGCCAAATCCATGCAGGAACTGGCGAAAGACGTGGCGCGTAAAGGCATGGCACAAAGCAGCCTGACGCAATCATTCCTGACCGGGCAGAACAGCTAATGTTTGATTTAAACGAAACAACGCTACTCAGCGCGATAAATGGCGGGGGGTTGTTCTCCGTCATTAACAGCGTGCTCTATCCCGGTTACGGGATTTATTACGCGGACGGCACCGGGAAGGCACTAAACCCCACATCATTTCTCGGTGTGGAGTTCGGGGCCGATGCGACTGTAGTCACCGCTCCGATAGAGGGCGGCTCTTACACTTCATACAACAAGGTGAAAAGGCCATCTTTCATCAGGGTTATTTTCACCCTGGAAGGATTATCAGGATTTACTGGGTCGTTACCTAACATCACTAACTTTTCACTTTCCAGCCGCACAGGGATGTTGTCCGCGCTGGATGAAATGGTTGCTAATACTCGCCTGTATGACATCGAAACGCCCGATACAACGTATGAGAAGTACGATCTGGTCAGGTACAACTACAAAACGTCTGACCGTGATGTAACTCTCCTGACAGTTGAAGCCATATTTCAGGCGGTCCTTGAGGAGGCAGAGGTCACGCTGAGTAGTACGACAGCCGAATCCAAAACGACAAACAACTCTGTCAGCAAATCAGAGACGTCGGTTAATACGCCAGCAGTCACAAGCGGTGCAACTGCGGCAACTCAGAACGATGTGGGTAGCGCGTTGTCTGGCCTGAAAAAGTCGGTTTCAAGTGCTTATTCCGATATCGCAACCAAAGTCACAACCACTATTTCAGACGTCGCAAAACCAGCAACAACTGCAATTAGCGGCGCGGCCACGTCTGCAATTAATGGCCTGTCTCAGTCAGTCACTGAACTGGTTAAGGTAGTCACCTGATGGAAATTATCAGCGTTCAACCGGTCAAAGGCCAAAAAATTAACGTGAATCTTGACGCCCAGCGCGTGACATTGCGTATCAGCCAGCGGTCAACTGGGCTGTATATGGATGTCGCGCTCAATGATAAATGGATAGCTCAGGGCGTACTTTGCCTGAATGGGAATAAAATCATCCGTTATCCGCATCTTGGGTTCAAAGGTGAGATTTTCTTCTGCGATACAAAGGGTAGTGACGACCCTTTTTATTCTGAATTTGGCGACAGATTTAAGCTGTATTACGCCACAGAACAAGAAATGAGTGCCGCGCTATGACCTATAAAAAGCGTAATCTTAAGTTTGAGTTTTCGCTTACCGATCAGGTTTTTGATGGCTCTCAGGGGCCGGGTAATAACAACGTACTGACCATCGAAAACGCAAGAGCTGTCGTTGAATACAACGGATATGGCGGTTCAGCGTTAACCACCCTGACTGCGAGCCTCTACGGTTTAAATCTCAGCAATATGGCAAAGCTAAGCTATGCCGGCAATCAGCGCGGAAAAACAAAAAACAACTGGATGAAGGTATGGGCTCAGGATGAGTTAATTTTCATGGGAACAATTACCTTTGCCACCACTGACTTTAACGAGGCTCCTGATGCCCCATTGCTTATTGAAGCACATGCGCTGGGCGCGGAGCGCTCTCTCCCTGCCAAGCCGTTTGCGGTAGATGGTGATGTTGATGTTATCGATGCAATACGGGCCATAGCCAACCCTCTCGGCATTATGGTGTCAGCGCTAGAGGATATTAAGTTTCCTCTCAGTAATCCTTATGTTGTGGGTGATCCGGTAAGCCAGATTATTCAGCTGGCGCAAATGGCCCACCTGAATATTGACTGTAGCACTCAGATTATCCGCATCTGGACACAGGAAGGATCGTGGGATGATGTAGTTCCATTCGTCTCTAAAGAGAGCGGGCTAATTGGGTATCCAGTATGGTCACGCGACGGGCTTTATTTGACCACTATGTTCTCTTCCAACCTCATAGCGCCCCGCAAAATGAAACTGGAAACGGAGCTTCCTGGTGCGTCTGGTATGTACACAATAAGCACTGTCAAACACATCCTTTCCACATGGATTGAAGGTGGTCCATGGTTTTCATTCGTCGTTGCTTATCAGAATGCGGAGCAGTAAATGGCTGAAGGTGAGTTTTCATATAGCACGCAGCAGGTAAACTGCGAAGCCAACATAAACGAGTACATTTTCAACCTGCTTCTTTCACGGCATGCATTTGTCCACCTTGTTATTGTCCAAAAGGTCAAAACACAGACCGGAAATCAGCCTCCATTGCTGGATGTCTTGCCGCTGGTTACGGGTTTTGCAGCAGACGGATCACAGGTTGAGAACTCGACAGTGTTTAATGTACCAGCCTGGCGACTTCAGCGTGGCGCAAGTGCGGTGATTATGGACCCTGTAGAAGGGGACATAGGGATTATGCTTTGCTGTGACAGAGATATAACCAAGGTAAAAAAAGAGAAAAAGGAAGCGCTGCCAGCCTCACGGAGAACCCACAACAGGGCAGATGGAATTTACCTTGGTGGTGTTCTGAATGCAGATCCGGTTCAGTATGTTAAATTCGCCAATGATGGTATTGATATTGTTTCACCGCTGCTTGTTAACGTTACAGCGCCAAACATTGAGGTTAACGGCAGTGCAAAAATCTCTTTGAATGCACCTGTCATTGAGGTTAATGGTCAGTTAACCCAGGGCTCAGGAAGTTTTGCCGGGAACGCTACTTTTGGTGGAAATGTGACGGCGACAGGAGAAGTCACAGGGAATGGCGTCAATCTTTCCACACACGTTCACGGTGGGGTAGAATCAGGGAACTCAACTACACAAGGACCGCAGTGATGAAATTAAAACACCTGGTAATCATGTCCGCACTTTTACCATGTTTGGCGTTAGCGTCAACTGAGCCTAATGTTTTCAAAGATCAGGTTGCTGTTACTGGCGGTATAAAAAATCTTACTCAGACCCTGGAAGGCTGCGAGACTCATTCTGGTCTTTTTAAGGCAAAAACATTCCAGTACTCTGATAGCGGAAGCACAATAAAACTAATTCAATTTGTTCGCGGCGACGGTGAAGTTTTTGCCATTCCAACCAACTTCGAAAAGTTAACTAAAGCTCAATATTCTGATGCTCAGGGAATGCTTCATGAAGGACAAAAATATTGGATAAGTTTCTCAGTATGTGGCAGCGGTGGCTATATGTCGCTTATGGATATCAGCTACACGCTAGGAATGTAAAAACTAACCCACCTTCTCGCGTGGTTTTGTATCCAGCCTCGGCAATAGCCGGGGCTTTTTTATGCCCATAATACGGAATTCACTATGTCCACTATTGATATTCGACGCGCAGCGCAATACGCAACAGTAGCGGAAAACGCCGCGGCTCAGTGCGTCATCGTCGCCGACAACCTGCAGGCTAATGTTGAAGAGCTGACCGGTCAGGCCACCGGCGCCGCGCAGCAGGCACTATCTTCGCAAGCAGCCGCAAAAGCTTCTGAGACGGCTTCAAAGTCCAGCGAGACCAGTGCGTCCGCTTCAGCAGTATCCGCAGCTCAGAGCGCCGCAGAGGCCGCCAGTTCAGCCGCTGCCACGGGTTATGTCGCGCCGCCTTTCCCGGATGTATGGGCATCACTCAGTGACGATTTAAAAATGATTGCCGGATATCCGGTTAACACTAAATTGCTGTCATTCACCAGAGCATCAACCGCGACGTATATCGATAAATCAGGCGTGTTGCAGACAGCGGCAGTTAACGAGGCACGCTTTGAAAAGCAGGGGTTGCTCATTGAAGGGCAGGCGACTAATTTAGTCCCTAACTCCGCATCTACATCCCCGACATGGAAAACCGCTAATGCGACTGCCGTGTCCGCCTCTATTGTTTCGCCAGATGGCACTACAAACGGCGTTACCCGACTTGCGTCCTCAGGAGGCTCCAACACACAAACCGGATCAGCAATAACGGTTCCGGTTGCTGGGCTTGCCGTTGGGGGATACTGCTCATTTTCAGTTTTTGCAAAAGCCGATAGCCACAACCTCATTCAGTTGAGGTGGGCGGCTGGGTCAACCGGGGTAAGCAGCAGATATTTGAATGTTGACTTGTCCACAGGTGAGATAGGGTCTAACACGCTGTTTATCGCTAAAACCATACCTATGAATAACGGATGGTGGAGAATTATCGCCGTAACCACCATTGATGGAGATTTAACCGGAGGCTCTTCAGCCGACCCAGGTGTAGAATTGATTAGCTCATTATCAGACGGGAGGCGTCCCGCGGTAACGCTGCCCACCGGTATTGGTGTCTATCTTTATGGACCTCAGCTTGAGGCAGGAATATTCACATCATATATCCCCACATCCGGGTCGGCGGTTACGAGGGCAGCTGACGACTGCACCGCTCAACGCTCAGGCAATGACAACTATTTTGGCCCTGTAACGATCGCCGCAGAGGTTCACTGTAACGGTCAGACTGCAACAGATGGCGCTACGTCAAGCCGCCGCGGAATTCTTGCAGCGTATCCGACTACCACTGAATTCATTGTTATGATGGTAGACAGCACGACTGCAACCCTGGGGAAATATGCATTCGCGTATGGCAGTTCAACGTTTAATTACTCAGACAACCGGATTGATGACGGCCAGGTTCATACGGTTTGTTCCCGGTCCACGACTTCACAGAATCAGAGTTGCGTGGATGGAACGCTCCTGACCAGCCCGACATCTGTATCCCGGCCAACACCCGGGACAACTTCCTCAGTTAATCAACTCTTTTATATTGGACGCGGCGCCGGGGCCACGGCCTCTGGATCACGCATGCTTAACGGTCATATACGCAATTTGCGTATCTGGCACAGGGCGTTATCTGACATCCAAATGAAGGGCATACGATGAAAGATATTTATCTGCGGTTCAGCACTGAAAAAGAGATGAGGAAGCAGTTGCTGAAATCAGGCTTTGAGGACGTTGAAGGAAGCTATTATCACCCGGAAGTTCTGGTAGATATTGTTGGTGTCGTGCAGGTTCCGGTTAACCCGGGCGAGCCAGAAACGGGATACACGTATTTAGACGGTTACCACGTCAATCTGCGTGTCATCAATGATGATCTGAAACTCAAATTCCTGAAGAAATATACCGTCACTCCTCAGTCACCATCACGTGTATGGGCGGGCTGATATGATCACAAAATCTTTCCAGCTTGAAACCGACTCATGGGATATCAGCCTCGATAGCTTTGGCAATATGGCAATAACCGACAATCCCTACGCCGTAGCTCAGGATGTTGCCTGTGCATGTCTGACATTCCTCGGCGAGTCATGGTACGACACCTCACTTGGTATCCCTTATTACCAGCGTATTTTGGGGCACTGGCCCGGCACGCAGCTTATTAATACCAAGATGCAAACTGAGGCTTTAAAACTCCCCTACGTTCAGTCAGCGGCCTGCACGGTGGCTATCGGGAAAGGCGATCGGAAATGCTCCGGCGTCATGACCATCACAGACACGAATAACATCTCCAGCACAATCCAATTCTGAGGCCACGCATGGCGACAGTAATCGCAACAACAGCAGTTCCCGCTGCTGAGTTTTCTGACATCGGTCTCTCGGTGCCGGATGAGATTGATATCCTCGACGGGCGACTGGTAGATCTGGATAACTCCTTCGGTGGCGGGATGAGCAAAAGCCTCACGACACCGCAGGGGCAAATGGCACAAAGCGACGCGGCAATCATCGCTGACAAAAACGACCAGTTGCTTTATATCGCAAACAACATCAACCCCGACTACGCATCCGGGCGTTTTCAGGATGCTATCGGGCGCATTTATTTCATTGACCGCATAGCCGCTACGGGGACAACTGTAACGGCCACCGTTACCGGGCTTGTCGGGACGCCCATCCCAGCAGGAAGCACGGCACAGGATGAAGCTGGTTATATCTATACGTCAATCACTGATGCAGTAATCCCCTCAACAGGGGCTATTGATATCGTCTTTCAGAACCTGACCAGCGGAGCTATACCATGCCCTGTAGGCGCTCTTAACCGAATCTATCGCGGCATATCAGGATGGTCAGGGATTACGAATGCTGCGGCTGGTTCGGCTGGTAACGATGTTGAGACCCGGGCTAATTTTGAATACCGACGCAAACAATCTGTTGCCCTGAATGCGAAAGGCACTCCTGAGTCGATTTACGCCGCAGTACTGGACGTTGACGGGGTGACCGATGCTTATGTGTGGTCAAATCACTCTGGTGTCATTGTGAATATCGGAGCAACAAATTACCCGGTTCCGGCGCACAGTGTCTACGTGGCTGCATATGGTGGTAACGCGGCTGATATTGCTAACGCAATTTATATTAAAAACCAGGCTGGATGCGGAATGGTCGGTAATACGTCTTATGTAGTGACGGATACCACGCAGGGAACGAACAACCCGCCGCAATATACGATCGCCTGGAATACCCCGTCGCCTTCAAGAACGTATTTTAAAGTTGAAATTGCGAATAACTCATCACTGCCATCTAACATTGGCGACCTGGTAAAAGAACAGGTTATTAAAGCTTTTAATGGTGAGAGTGATTTGGTTCCGAAAGCCCGCATCGGTTCGAAACTATTTGCCGGTGGTTATTACTCTGTGGTGAACAAAATTGACCCATCCGTGGTTAACGTCCTGTCTCTCACGGTCAGCAAAAACGGCACAACATTTACATCATCAGTCGAATATGGCGTCGACCAGATCCCCACTCTCGACGCAAACGATATTACGGTAACCCTCGTATGAGAAATGTGAAGGACACAATCCTCACACAATACGCAGACAGCCCGAAACTTAGAAGCCTGATAGAGACCCTTAATGACGCACTCGACCTGGATGAATTTACTGAAGAGTTCATTAAGTCTGTGTGGGATATCTCCACGGCTGATACGTACGGGCTGGATGTGTGGGGGAAGATAGTTGGCGTATCACGGTTGCTTAAAGTTGAGCAATCTTCCACATATTTTGGCTTTGATGAAGCATTAACCTCCGCTTCGAATAATTCACCCAAGCCATTTAATGAAGCGCCTTTTTATAACGGTCCGCTTCAGTCACAGACATACCGGCTGAGCAATGACGCCTATCGCATCCTGATCATGGCAAAAGCCATGTCAAATATAACGGATTGCTCGATCCCAAATATTAACCGCCTGCTTAATTACCTTTTTGGAACTAAAGGACAGGTGTTCGTCGCAATTACCGGAGTCATGTCGATTCGGTATGTCTTTCTCTTTGAATTAAGCGACGTGGAGCGGGCGATTGTTCTCAATTCGAATGCAATAACAAAACCAGCAGGCGTGTCAGTTGGCCTGATGATAGTTGACCCTCAAACCACCTTCGGGTTTGCCGAAGCAGGCCTTCAACCGTTTGAACAGGGAACGTTTTTCCCTGACACAGGAATACAAAATGCAAATTAGCAATTTACCAAAATTGTTACCGGTCCCCTTTGCCAACAGTGGTTCCAAACAGGATATCCCGGTAGCGTCCCAGATCGGGGTATCAGGTGGCCGCGCATCATATACGGATGGATTCCCGCCGTTAACCAGAACACCAATTGCCGCAGGTGGTATTCCGCCATTCGGGACTGATTTTAATGGTGTACTGAATGACATCACATCTGCCATCCGCTGGGCTCAGGCAGGCGGCGGATATGGTTATGACTCCACGTTTTCATCCGGTGTGAGTGGTTATCCGATCGGGGCAAGGCTGGCGAACTCTACGGGTGACGGGTACTGGTTAAACACGGTTGATGGCAACACAAACAACCCTGAAACATCCTCAGCTACTCCATTAACCGGCTGGGTGCCAGCTGACTCATATGGCGTTACCAGTGTTACGGGGTTGGGATCATCCAGTATGACACTGTCGACACTACAGGCGTCACGTGATCGCATTGTGCTAACCGGTACGCTGACAGCCAACATCAATGTCATCGTGCCAGCCTGGAGGAAATCGTGGACGGTTGTTAACAACTGCTCCGGCGCGTTTACCGTCACGTTTAAAACCACCTTAGGTACGGGGGTGTCAATTCCTGCCGGTTATACCGCAGAGGTTGTTTGCGATGGAACTGATATCTATCAGGACACCACAATACTTGGCGTTCCTGGCCGTCTACTGAACATCCAGCTAATCACGTCATCCGGAAACTACATTAAAACACCTGGAGCAAAGAAAGCAGACGTAACAGTAATTGGGGGTGGTGCAGGAGGAGGTTATGCGCAGTCGTCTGCTAACTATAATGCCGGTGGAGGCGGGGGCGGAGCCGGTGGCATGTCTCGGGCACTGGTCGATGTGACATCAGTAAGCTCTGTATCCTGCACGATCGGTACAGGCGGAACAGGTGGTATCGCATCCAGTGCAACACAAGCGACTAATGGAGGAACAACAACCTTTGGTGCATCACTCTCTGCCACGGGTGGTTTTGCGGGTAACTCTGCGGCAAGTAATGCAAGTAGCGCCATTACATCAGCAGGCAGTCAGGGAGGGCTTGGAAGTGGAGGGTTAATTAACGCTCGAGGAGGAAGCGGAACACCTGCTGTCTCATTTGCAGCTTCAGTGGCCGGGGCAAGCGTGGTTGGTGGCGCTGGAGGTAGCAGTGCGTTATCGGGACAAGGATTTTACGGAGCCGGAGGGAGCGGGGCATTTACAACAACCGGAAATCAAAACGTCAATGGAACCGCTGGCTCTAACGGCGCCATCCTTATTCTGGAGTATGCATGATGAGCAACTATGCAATCATCAAAGATGGTAAAGTAATTAACACTATAGTCTGGGAGGGCCCAGAAATAGCACCGATGGAGTTTGGTGAGGGCGTGACATACGAAATAATCCCCGATTCTGAAGGGAATCACCCAGCTATTGGATGGCTTTTTGTTAATGGTGTGTTCGTTGAGCCGGCTTTATCAGATGATGAAATTGAAGAAATACGCAAATTTAAGATTGCACAAAATGTCTCCATGAAAACATCGCTTATGAACGAAGCCAGTCAGACAATAAGCGTATTGCAGGATGCGGTGGATCTTGAAATTGCCACAGAAGAAGAGGCAGAAAAGCTTCCGCTATGGAAAAAATATCGGGTGTTACTAAGCAGAGTTAACGCCAATACAGACCAAGAAATTACATGGCCTCTGAAACCATGATAAACGAGGGCGCTTTTGCGCCCTCATTTAATAATAATTCAACCTACTACAACCCTGCTGTATTTTCTTTATATGTATTCCGTTTGTGCATGAATCTTTTTTCCACGCACAGGTGCAGTATATAAGAAACTATTACGGCAATTGAGAATGTTATTACTATGCAGGAAAACGAAGAAGCCCCCATATCGACAAGTATTCTCATTATGCAATATCCCGCCACGCCGTGCACAACATAAAATGGGTAGCTGATATTTGACATGAATTTTATAATTCTGCTGTTCCCACTCAGAAATCCCATCTTCATACATGCGAAAAATATTATCAATGAATACAGGTAGTTTAATGCCGTCCACGATATGGATTGGTAGAACCCCATGCCAATTGAAAAGTAAAATGAAGCAAGATACACGGCACATAAGGCAAGACATAGACGTGTGGTAATTATTCCATTGTATAAATAATGCAGAGCAACCCCCATAAACATAATACTAAAATATGGCAAATAAATCTGAGATGATAATAAGAAGTATGGAAGCTCAAAATATCTCGAGGTGATAGATGCTGCAACAGAAAACAGGCATGCAACGATCGGCACTACGAACACATATAAACTTGATGTTTTAATTAATTTTATTATGAAAAAACAAAGAATATAGAATTTTACCTCAATTTCCAGAGTCCAGACTATTCCGTCTATGTTTCTTGACTGAAGAACATCCCTTACCCCTGGAAAGAAATGTATTGCCATATCCTTGAGGCCTATATTGAAAACGGTAGAGTAATAAAGTGTTGTCAGGTATATGGTCATAAGAGTCAAACCAAACCCAAACATATAAACTGGCATGATCCTTTTTATTCGGCCAGTGATGTACTCTCTTGGAGAGTGCCTTTTAAGGGAAAAAGGGATAACAAAACCACTAATAATAAAAAATATACCAACCCCTACTGAACCCCATTCAAAACTATGACCAAAATTAAGCAATTTTGCTATTAACGGAGTTGGCATGGACTGCTCTGTCATTTCCGGTGAAAGTGTGAGGACCGAGACGGCAGGCCGCATTGTCCAGAAGTTAATTAAATAATGAGACGCGACAACCATCAAAGCAGCAATACCGCGCAAATTATTAGCAAAAGCAATTTTTTCTGTTGTCATAATCTCAAATATTAGCAGGCCTGTAACGCGTTGCTCATCCTATCCTCACTGCAGTACCCACGCAATGCTTGGATGCTGTTACAAAACAAAAACAAGAGCGCATAGTTGAAAATCCTTGTAAGGATATATTACTGTATATGCATACAGTAATAGTAAGGAGGTCATCATGAGCGGTTTCCCGTCCCCGGCTACAGACTATGTTGAGTCACGGTTAACGCCGGAATCGATATGCGGCATTAATGCAAACAGTCTCGTCATCGAAACGTCTTCAGGCTATGCAGTTGTTGAAAAGGGTTCGCGGCCAAAAGCGGGCGAGTACGTTCTGGTAAGCTGGCTCGGCCGTAACTATTTCGCCAGGCCAGCTGGTAAAGCGTTAATCACGGAAGATGGAGAGGCGATAGAGGGAGACGCGCTTGATGACGTCGAGGTGATAGGCGTGGTGACGTGGCTCGTTAACAGAACTCGGGATGATGAAGCGCCGGTGATGTGAATGGGACGGATACGGGACAGCTACCACTTTTTATGGGTTTCTGTCTCTTTCCATCTTTTAGCATCATGGGACGTGTGAGCGCAGGGATGATGCGGTAAGTTATTGTTGGCTCAGGTAGTTCCAGGAACTTCTAAGCCGTGGGTCGCAGGTTCGAATCCTGCAGGGCGCGCCATTTATCTTTTTTCTTATTCCTCCCTGTTTTTTTCTTGCGACGATAACGCCCTGCATCTTGGTGCTATATTCCCCTGCCTGAACGATTCAGCCTTTAAATCAGAGAAATACCGATTTTTTCCAGCCTCGTTAACATAATCAATACAAATAATTGGTAGTTTTCAAATCTATCTGAACAATGTTTGCTACTTTCTCATGAGAGTTAGCTGTATCTTTAGATTCTCTGTAACCATGACCAGACAGCAT